GGCGGTCTTTTACGAGCTTGCCGTAGTTCTCCACCTCTTTCATAAGAACTTTGTGGGGGTAAATGCGGCCATTGCCGTTAACGGTATCAGCCTTCTGCATGATGCCGGACAAAATCATACCGCCGCCTGCCACATATCTTTTCTCGTCTTCAGTTAAAAGATCTTGGCATACACCGCCTTCGCATAGTTCGTAATATTCTCGTAAAAGTACTTTTCCCATTGTTTATTCCTTTATATCGCGGGCGCTACCCGCGTGCATATACAACCTTTCTTACAATTACGGACCGGTTGAAGCATCCACTTAATCGTCCAAATGCTCTGTTCCATGTTCAACTCCTATCTGTAATCCATTATCACCAAAAATCGTATTCAGAATGTATGATGTGCCCGAGGACAACCAACCTAAAATAAAAAAATTAGTAATAGTTACGTCAAAATTAAATAGTTCTGTAAACGGAGAAAGCAACATCAAAAGCCACCCAACATGAAAACCCATACACATAGGACAAGTTGATAGTCTTTTAATGAGACCCCCTTTCGGCCTGAAACGATCAAAAATCTTGCCGTAGACAAGAATTTGAGTGAGCCCATAGGCTGCTAAAACAAATGTTATTAGTTCCATTGTTCCCCTTAAATCGTATACAAATAATATAGCGAATAAGGATCTCTCACCCAGCCCTTGCGGATAGATCCTTTTTCAACTGCCTGTGGCACTTCACCGAGTTCGGTGGAATCTGCCTTGTCTGGGTGTATAAGTTCATCGTCACTTACAGATACGATGGCTTCTGTAGATTCAAAGTATGGTCTCTCTTCTTCAATGAATCTGGAAACATTAATGAGAGTCATTTTTGAGGTGTTTAGTTTATCAGAATACGCACTCTCCATCATTGCCTCCATGGAGCCGTAAAACGCGCCTCCCTGAATTGTTTCGGGAATCACTAATCCTTTCTTTCGCAAAAAAGCAAATAATCTGTTTTGGGCGCCGTACACTAAATCGGTAATTGTTTCTTTTGGAAAAGCATACACTTTGTTCTTCGATGCAGATAAAATAATATCGATGTCTCCATGATCAAAGATCATAAGATCGCCATTCATGCTCTTGCGAATATCCAACTCCAAGGTAACAGATGGCGCATGCGCCGCGTCACCGATTTTAACCGTTATCGACATCGTTATAAATTTCCTTTACAAGCGCTTGTGTTTTCATCACTGTCATCAAGACGTCTTCACTGAATATTTCCTTAGAATAAGAACTTAGTTTCTCGATAACTTGATTTGTTTTAGCGAGCATGTCTTTGTCGCCTTTGATCTCGTCAACATTCTTTGCTTCTTCAAGCTTGACTTTCAAGCGTGCAACTTCTTCATTAAGAAACATTTTTAACTGAAGAGCATTGTCCATGAAGGAAGAAATATAATACCCAAGCAATTCTTTTTGCTCGTCTAAAAGCTCATCTTCGTATTTTGAGTTAAACTTGCCGACAAACGTCTTGTATACAACGCTATCAATTGGAGCTTTGATTTTCTGTTCAATCGCCGCTTCTCTCATATTACTAATAATAGTGTTTTCTAAAATAACCTGATCTTTAGGAGAAATCTTATCCGAAAATATTTGAGCAATTGATGCTAGTGTTTTGTAATTCGGAACAAAGTTGTTAAATGTATCAGAAGAAAGTTCTGTATTAACATCGCGAATGAGTTCGCTCTGCTGTTGGAAAAGTCCACTAGGGTCGATTAATCTTTTTTGTAGCTTTACTTCTTTGAGGATCTTTTCAGACGTTAATCTGTCTAGATTTTGATTCTCATACAAAGAGCGATGGCATTCCAAATCCTTTTTAAGCAAAGTTCCTGCCTTGAAGTGCTTTTTAATAAGATGAATTGCAGCCTCTTTTCGTTGCATGTCGCCTTTCATTACCGCTACAGTTGCTTCCCTGATAAGGGCTTCATAAACAAATGCGCTATTTCGCTTCTTGTTGTGTCTGAACTTCATCATCTTCCTCCGTTGTTTTCTCGTCTACTTTTTCTAAGCCTTTCAATAAAGCTCGTACTGATTCATTTATCTCAAACAGCTTATCTTCCTCGGTTTGTTCTCTCAAACTATAAATAGGATCGTCTTTATCATAACTCCCCTCCGATGTTTCAGTAATTCCTCTACCAAGAGGACCTAAGCCATCAGAGTATCCTTTCCATAGGACCCTAGGTGTTGCTTTAGTCTCCGGGCCCCATTGTGAACGCATGTGTCGCGTGCGTGCTCCATCGCGCTTACCGGCTTCGCCTCGGGGGTAATATACATGCGGACTATGGCTGGCCGGACCTTGATGAGCCTTGGTTGCTCTTCTTTCGCCAGGCGTTGGATCTCTGTGGAGTCTCGGTGACTCGCGCGAGCCTGGGGGAGCAGCAAGGAGCGCAGACTCTTCGCCTCCTCCTTCTTCGGGCCCGGCTTCGGCGGCCGGCATTTCTTCGGGACCGCCAAGCTCACCACCAAGTTCACCACCAAGTTCACCGCCGAGATCACCCATGCCGCCCATACCAGTTTCGGCGGCTGCAGCACCCTCTGCTACCTGTTGTAGCGCAGCATCGTGCTTGCGGTCATAGTACATCTCGCGTTGACTACGCAAGAATTCTTCGTGAGACATGCCGAAGATGTTATCAGCAACCCAACGACGAGAGAAATACCCCTCGGTGGCTGCGGCTGCGATTTGAAACTTCTGGTTCCAGTGCTCGATTTCTTGAAGCTCTGCAATCTTGGAGGGGTTGTTGAGAGCCAGGGTAAACCCTAGCAAATCATCACCTCTAAAGCCCAAAGTATAAAGGTGAATAATACCGATCTTAGTAAGCTCTGCGATAATGACTCTCTGTAATCTCTGGATGGTTCTTGAAAAGCGAATGTCCTTTTGTGCAAGAGTTGTCTTGTCTTCTTCTGCACCTTCGCCCATACTCAGGTAAGATTGCGGAATCTTGAGGGCAGAGAATAGCTTGTCTCGTAAATACTTGATATCATCAATTGCTGTAATGTTCTGGGCGCCTGCAAGAGAAACGATATCAGTGGCGGATCCGGCGCGAACAGGGATAAAGTAGTCTTCCTCGATACTCATTGGATTATAACGAAGGTCGATGCGTCCGGAATCTGGATTAACAATGGAGTGCCGTTTAAGCTGCGTTACCACCTTCTGCATATATTGTTCCACGTCTTGAGGAGGAATCGCGCCAACATCAATCTTAAAGACGCGACGTTCTGACGAACGGATGACGCGATAAGCCATCATAGCATCTTCCATGAGGGTTAACTGTCGCCAGATACGACGGGCGGGCTCTAGAATCGAGGTGCCGTACGGGGCATACTTGTCATGCCCAAGAATTCTGAAATGGGCAATCTGCCAGTTTTCGAATGTCATGCCGGCGCTATTCCATTGATATTGAACATAGTTCGGATTAGTGCTGTCTTGTCCTTCTAACCTCTCAACTTCTTGTGGCGGAAGCGCGATAACCGACTTAACGCCATATTTTTCATCGATGTCGAGATACAAAAAGAAGTCGCCATACTTACACATCGTGCGACCCCACCCAAATAGGTTGGGTTGTAGATTCAAAATGTTATCAAATAAAACCCCCAAGACTGCTCTGATTTCTTCGTTGGGACACTTAATGTTCAACATCGGCCGAAGCTCAGAATAGGTTGTCATCTCGTCAGCATAAATATCCAATGACGATGCTAGCTCTGGCATGTATTCCATTTGATCGAAATCAATGTATCGCTCGGAACGTCTTTGATTTCCGATGGCATTGTTTGCCAAAGTGTCTAGCGGATTAAAAAGCGTCTTTTTAAACTGTTGTCCGGAGGCTGATTTAAACCTAGAGGAGAACTTATCTAAGTGTTGTCTTCTGATTCTGCGGCCAGATTGTGACCGGTAATTAATGATTGGGCCAGAAAATAACCGAGTTAACGCTTTAAATAATTTTGATTCGGGGTTGTTTGAACTTCTTTTAGAGGGCATATATTATCTCACTTTACAATCCACATAAATTCATCATATAGACTTTTTGCTTCTGACATTTTATCAAGGGCACTGTCATCTTTGTAGCCCTTTTGTCCTTTAACTCGTGTATTAAATGTTGTATTGGTGGTTATGATAGAATCTACGAACGCTTTTTGATAGTTTAAATCTCGCGCACTTGTCTGAATGGCAGTATCACGAACCCAACACGCAATGGCAAGTGCCATTATCAGGTCATCATTGTAACCTTTCATGGCTTGTGGCTTTCCGTTCTTCCAGATAAATGTCTTCATTTCGTTAATAGTGCGCATAGAATATACCTTAATTAGTTTATTTCTTATAAACTCTTCCAATTTTGCAACTATAAGGGGGCGCGTTTTCATTGAAGTTGTAAAACCGGCGACTGCGTTTGTACGATATTCTCCCTGGTGTTGCTCTATGTATTCGTGTGTGGATTTAATTGAGTAATACAAATTAGGATATTCATATTCAATTAATTTATCTAATACAGAAAAACCAATGTTGTTGTTCTCAACCACCATCATAGCATTTCCGAACTCTCTGCCAACTTGATTAAGCATATTGGCAAACATGTCGGGAGTAACCTTACCTTGGTACTCTCCAATGATTTCTAGAGTTTCAAGCTTGA